TACGAATAACTATTACTCAGTTAACGATGGCGAATACACCATAGATACGAGCTACGATAACGATTATATTATATTATGAAAAACGATTTAAGAATAGTTAACCTAAGCACCTACACAAGCCCTGCTGTAAAAGAAATTCGTAATCAGCAATGGGTTGCTTATGGCGAAGATAACAACTACTTCCAACACCTTATCGACCTTTATAATGGCAGCCCAACAAATAACGCTTGTATTACTGCAATTAGTGAGATGATTTATGGTAAGGGCTTAGATGCTACTGATAGCAACAGAAAGCCCGACCAATACGCACAGATGGTATCTTTGTTTAATGCTGATTGTGTTAGAAAATTAGCATACGATTTAAAGTTAATGGGTCAATGTGCTTTGCAAGTAATCTACTCTAAGGATAGAACTAAAATCGTAAAACTTGAACATATGCCTGTTGAAACATTACGAGCTGAAAAGTGTAATGATAAGGGCGAGATCGAAGCATACTTTTATCACTACGATTGGGCTAAGTACAAAAAGAGCGATGAGATAAAACGTATCCCTGCCTTTGGAACTTCTAAAGAGGGTTTAGAGATTATGTACATCAAACCTTATAGAGCAGGGTTTAAATACTATTCGCCTGTTGACTATCAAGGGGGTACACAATACGCAGAGTTAGAGGAAGAGATATCTAACTTTCATCTTAACAATATCCTTCAAGGGCTTAGCCCGTCCATGTTGATTAACATGAATAATGGAACGCCTGATCCTGAGCAAAGGGAACTAATTGAAAGACGTATATACGAAAAATTTAGTGGTAGTAGCAACGCAGGTAAGTTTATCTTAGCATTTAACGATAATGCAGAAACTGCTGCTACAATCGAACCTATACAATTATCTGATGCTCATCAGCAGTACGAATTTATGAGTACTGAGAGCGGAAAAAAAGTGCTCGTTTCCCACAGGGTAGTATCCCCCATGCTTTTAGGTATTAAAGACAATACAGGGCTTGGTAATAACGCAGACGAACTTAAAACAGCTACTATCCTTATGGATAACACAGTTATTCGTCCGTTTCAAAGATTGCTTATTGAGAACTTCGATCAGATACTTGCGTATAATAACATCTCACTTAACCTTTACTTTAAGACCTTACAACCTTTAGAGTTTACCGATCTTGATAATGTAGCTGATATGGAAACAAGAGAAGAGGAAACAGGGGTTAAAATGAGCAAAGAGGACTTGACTGATGAAGAGTTTGATATCATCCTTGACGATCTAAGGGGCGAAACAATATCTAACCGATGGGAAGCAGTTGACGTAAGAGAACACAGCGAGGATAACGAAAGTATAGAGGATTGGGCTGTTAAGCACATTGAAAGCAAAGAGGAAAAATTAGAAAAGAAGTCAATAGATTCTAAAAAGAGTGGGTTTAGTTATTTAGACAAATCCCTATATAAAGTAAGATACCGATACGCTGAAAAGTACAGCTCAGGCAAATCAAGACAATTTTGTCGTATTATGATGAGCAGAAGTGGTAGAGGTGTAGTGTATCGTATAGAAGATATTGACAAAGCGAGTAATGCAGGTGTCAATAAGTCTTTTGGGCATAAAGGCAAAGCATACGATCTATTCAGATTCAAAGGTGGGGTTAACTGTGGGCATAGATGGGAAGAGGTGTTATACAGACTAAAATCTAAGACTATGAAAAAAGTAATCCAAAACTACGATGAAGTAAACAAGATACCTAAGTCTTATGCACCTACCCCACGAGGATATAAGGATGCAGAGAAAGCACCAAAGGATATGCCAAATAACGGACACCACCCAAATTACAAACCAAAAAAATCAAAGGGTACGGATAAAGTATCAGATGCAAGAATTAGAGGAATTATATAACCATGGCAACAGCACTATTTATATCACGTACAGACCTTGTTAAAAACAGTATCATTGATGGTAATACTGATACAGACAAGTTTATCCAATTTATCAAAATCGCACAAGAGATTGAGGTGCAGAACTATTTAGGTACTGACCTATACAATAAGATTAGTGCAGATATCGTTGCAGGTACGCTTACAGGGGGTTATCTTAACCTTGTTAATGATTATGTACAACCCATGCTTATATGGTGGGCGCAGGTGTCCTATTTGCCTTATGCTGCATATCAAATCAAAAATGGTGGTGTATTTAAGCACACATCAGAGAATAGCGAAAGTGTAAGCAAATCAGAGGTTGATTATTTAGTAGGTAAGGCACGAGATACAGCAGAGTATTACACTCGTAGATTTATTGACTATATGAGTTTTAATAGCTCTACGTTCCCTGAGTATAATAGCAACTCAGATAGTGATGTTTATCCTGATAAAGATAGTTTATTCAACGGATGGGTACTGTAAGATATAAACCAAAAGATAAGAACATAGTTAAATTAAAAAGATTTTTGCAAAAGAACGAAAGTAAAGTATGGCAAATCTTCAAAACAAAAGAATAAAGGACACCTACGAGGGGCTAATCAAAACTAATGATAACAATGCTATCAGTAGTGAGGTTGAGCTTACCGATGGTGCAGGTAATGGTACAGGTGTCAGCGTATCTACTGATGGTCGTGTAGTGGCATCAGGTACTGTTTCTTTTGGTTCTTTGAAGGATACAGGCGAAAACATTACGATCACAAAGTTTGTTGACGAAGCAGATGGGATTGCAAACAATGATAATGACACTTCTATCCCCACAGTTGCAGCAGTTAAGGACTATGTAGATAGCACCGAACTTGATACTGTTACAAGCGTAAACACGCAGACAGGCGATGTAGTCTTAGATACAGACGATATAAGCGAAGGCACAAGCAATCTATACTATACAGAAGCTCGTGTAAGCGCAAACACAAGCGTAGCAGCTAACACTCTAAAAAATACTTACCCCTCTTCTGATGCGACTAAGGTAGGGCATATCACAGTAACACAAGCTGTCGATTTAGACACCTTAGAATCAAATGTAGCTACAAACAATTCTAAGATCAGCTTTGACTCTACAAGTAGTGCAAAATTAGCAGGTATAGAGAATGGTGCAGAAGTGAACCCAACAAGCACCGATGAATTAAGTGAGGGTTCTACAAACTTATATTATACCGATGCTCGTGTATCAGCTAATAGCGCAGTAGCAGCGAATACAGCAAAAACAGGCATAACCACGCAACAAGCAGCAGATATAACCACAAACAATGCAAAAGTAGGCATAACGACAGATCAGGCAAACGCTATTACTACCAACTCTGCAAAAGTATCTTTTCCCGAAGCACCTAATGATGGCGATGCTTATGTAAGAAAAAACGAAGGTTGGGAAAGTTTAACACACCCTGCTGATGCAGTTACTTCTGTAAATGGGGAAACAGGTGTAGTAGTTTTAGATTCAGACGATATCACAGAAGGTACATCTAACCTGTACTTTACCGATGCAAGAGTGTCTGCAAACTCTGATGTTACAGCCAACACAGCTAAGGTAGGAATCACTACACAACAAGCAAGTGATATTACCACAAATAACGCTAAGGTTGGCATTACAACTCAACAAGCTGCTGATATTACTACTAACAATGCGAAGGTAGGTATCACGACTACCCAAGCAGATGCAATCACAGCAAACTCTGCAAAGAATAGTTATCCCACAGATGATGCTACTAAACTTTCAGGGATAGAAGCAGGGGCAGAAGTAAACGTACAAGCTAATTGGAATGAAACAGATACTAATAGTGATGCTTATATTATTAATAAGCCAACTATACCTACTGCTGCTGTTGATAGTGTAAACACCCAAACAGGCGATGTAGTACTCGACACGGATGATATTTCAGAGGGTACAACTAATTTATACTACACAGAAGCAAGGGTATCTGCTAACACAAGTGTAGCTGCAAACACAGCCAAAGTAGGTATAACCACCCAACAAGCGAGTGATATTACAACTAACAACGCTAAAATAAGTTTTGATAGTACATCATCTACTAAGTTAGCAGGTATTGAAGAAAACGCAGATATTACCGATACTGCAAATGTTACAGCAGCAGGTGCATTGATGGATAGTGAAGTAGATGCAGATATCAAGACTTTAAGTTTACCTGCTAATACAACTATCAGCTCTTTTGCTCAATCGTTTTTAGATGATGCAGATGCAGCGACAGTTAGAGCTACAATAGGTGCAGGTACTTCTAACTTAGAATTAGGTACTACATCTACTACTGCATTAGCAGGGGATACAACAATCCCTGATAATAACAATCAACTTACAAATGGTGCAAATTATATTACAGCATCATCTACTGATACGCTTACAAATAAAAGTGGTAATATATCTCAATGGACTAATGATGCAGGATATACAACAAATGTAGGTACAGTTACAGAGGTTACAGTTGGCACAGGTTTAGATGTTACAAGTGGCACAACAACCCCTGCGCTTAGTTTAGACCTATCAGAGTTTACAGATATGACTGCTGATATGGTTGAAACAGACGAGTTTATTGTGCTTGACAATGGTGCAGAAAGACGTAAGGCAGTAAACGAAATAAAATCAACTCTATTTAGTAATAATGACCTTTACAAAGTTATAGGTGTTGCTACTGATCATGGTAATAGAGTTACTTTAGATAATGGCACATCAGAAGGTGCTACAAGTATTATGCGAAATTTTGAAATTTTAATAGCGAACTAATGAGTTTATACGATAAAGCAAGTATAGCGTTAATACCAAGTGGATTTAAAGCTACAACAGGAAACTTAGGTAAAGTTTACTCAGTTTTACCTGCTAATGGCGATGGCGATTTTACACATAGTAGAGGTTCAACAGCTACAAGAGTAAACAAAGATGGACTAATAGAAAGCGTAGCGATAGGGGAAGCAAGATTAGACTACCCATTGACAAACGGATTGGTAGGCGATTGTCCGCACTTACTTTTAGAACCGAGTAGAACGAATATATCACCTGATTCAGAGAGAATGGACTTGTGGAACAGTTTAAGAGTTACAAGAACAATTAATTCAGGTGTTTCGCCTGATGGCGCAAATACTGCTGTAAAGGTAGCTATGACAGCAACAACAGGGGAACATTCAGTTTATGATGGTGTTAGTGTTTCATCAGGCACTACATATACAAATAGTATCTTTATCAAAAGAGGTACAGGTAGT